CGAGCGAAGTTCCTTCAGGAATCTTTGCTTTAACGGCAGCAGGAAGTTGGTCGAAAGGAATGATAGCTCCTTCCTGACCCTCCTCAAGCTGATCCGCAGTCGTAAATACTGTACCTTCCCCGAAGAAGTTTTCAAGGGCAGCGCAGGAACCCAACCCCGCACCTAATACAGCAGTAAGTAACAGGGTAATAAGAATATTTCTCATAGTTAATTAACTTTGCATTCGTTGGAGGTAATCATCATCAGCAACATCTTCTGCCGCAGTAGGATTCTGACTACTCCCCTCATGAGATGGAAGCAGAGCTTGAGCCGCACCCTTCACATCCTCGTACTCCTCCAGCTTAACAAGAGCATGAATATCGTGGAGCGATTCCATCCATGCTGCAACTTCCGCTTTACTCCCAGCCTCGGAAGACTTGGGACGGGGTTGTGATTGATCGTACTTGGGCCATTGACCCTCCATGATCTTCACGATTTTGAAATCATTGCCTGATTCAAGATCAGTAATATCACCGAAGTCCTCATCCAGCATAGCAGCAATAATCTTCTTGAAAAGAATAACGCCGATGGAGAGAATTTTCACATCCCCAGTTTCACGGTCTACCACATTCATGTAGTACCGAGAGCGGGGCTTAATCTGACGGGCAAGATCCTCGTCTTTATTAGGCTCTTTCCAAAGAGCATAGTAAGTATCACAGAGAGGACACGGCTCCCCATGCACTTTGCGACAATGGTAATTCTTAACAGTACCATTCTCATCAGGGACTCTATGGATTTTTGTTTCTCCATAGAACATAGTGTCGTCATCCTTGCCAGGAAGGATACGAACGGTATTCATTCCTTCTTGCAGTTGAACAAACTTAGAAAGGAAATCGGAATTAGCGTTTCCGCTAGGGTTGCTGAGTTCAGCGTGTTTAGCCCGAAGGGCATTCAAGTCAATAGCCATGTTAGAACCTCCTATGGTTAGTTGTGGCAGTTACAATATAATAGTAGTAGTTTGTGGATTTTTTAAATTATCTGTATAAATTTGTCTCAGCCCGACGATTGGATGATAGCTGTACTAGCATATCCTTCTTATGCTCCAATGACGAGACTAAGCCCTTTAAAAGGGTATATTTGAAAGAAGCATCATTTGCCTTCTTTGTATATACTGCATAGTCGGGAGAAGACTCCACAAAATCATCTAAATCTTTAGCAGTTTGTTTTGTAGTGGAAGCGTTCTTTTTATCTTTCCTAGTTTGTGCAATATAAGTGGTTACAGTAAGGTTAGCTTCGTCTAATTTATTCTTTGCTATGGACAATAATCCTTGGTAGTAAGAATAAACAGAAGCCTGTTTAGCCATCTCTGTATCAATTTCATGTTTATCGAAACGAATTACGCTATCTGCAATATCAACATAATTCTCCCAAGTTAAATCTTCAAAAGCCTCTAATAAGCTTTGTGCCTTATTCATAGTAATAACTCCTTTGCTAGTTCTGGGTTTAGTCTAGTAAACAGTAAAAATGCTCTAGACATTGTTATAGTAAGCCTCTCATTAGAAGCCCAAACAAATTCCTCATTTTCTCCTTCCCCCTCTCCTCCCATGCCGCATAGCTCTAGGAGCATATGACAAACTTCATGTAAGATTGTTTCCCTAGCGGGTCCATCTGCCATCTTTTTTTCTATATGGATTTCATATGTATCAAAATCACAAGTTCCCCAACAATTTTGCTTTCCCGACTTTAAGCCCGTTACAACCTTAATATTAAAAGTACCCCAGCCCCCATTAACTTCTGCAAGTGTGGGAGTTGCCTCCAAAATCTCAAAAATATGCTTATTCTTCTTCGTCAAAGGCTTCTCCTTCTTCCATTCTCAAGATATTATAGTCTATGGTCATGGGAACAGTAAACCTTGGTCTTCCATTTCTAGATTTTACTACATAAGCTCTCATACTGCCATTATCAAATTCTTCCTCACTTTGGTTTAGAGAGATGGCAAAATCACAAGTACGAATTTTGCCATAAGAATCACCTAGCTCTGCATCAGTAATAATCTTAACGGCTCTCCCCTGCCTGTTTGTCTGCGTTGCAGTCCACAAAAGGACTTTATTCTCCATAGCCAAACCCCTCAATTCTTCCGCAATCCTCTGTTGAGCCTGATACTCATGCTGGTTCTCTCTGACGGGCCTGAGAAGCTCTAAGTAGTCCACTAGGATCACATCAGGTACAAACTCCTCATAGTTCTTAAGTTGCACCAGAAGGGCTCTCAGAGTGTTTACGGTAGCAGTCCCAGTAGGGAATTCTTTAATAACTAGCTTGCTCTCAGGAAAGTTAGTTCGGAAAATACTTAGCCTTTCGTCCACTTTAAGCTGGGCCGAAGGATCCTTTAGTTGGCTCTGGGGGATTAAGGTGGTGACGGAATCAAACCGTTGTGCAATTTTGTCCTCCGACATTTCTAGGGAGACATAAAGAACTTTTCGCCCCTCAATCATGGATTGAACAGCCTGATTAACAAGCCATAAAGACTTGCCCACCCCAGGAGGGGCAATAACCATTGCTAATTCCTTCTCCCCCAAGCCCCCTTCTAGAGACCTATTCAAAGAGGGTAGAAGAGTCTTGTACTTATCCCTTTCTTCAGCGTTATGGGTTCTGTCCCAACGAGCGTTTAAATCTGAAAAATACTGCTGTCCAATATCCACGCTTCTACTAATAGTAAGAGCATGGCGCACAAGGTTTTCTGTTTCCTCCATACGGTCCTCTTTAATGAGGATAAGAGACTGCTTAATAGCATCCTTCATTGCCTCACGTTTAGCAAAAGTTTCAATCAGATCAAGATAATACTCTGATCCATCCAGAGCAGAGGTATCTAGCCTGTTTACATATTGAATCTCATCCGTATAATCATGCAAAGACTCTCTTTCAGACTTAGTATCTCTAATCTCCTGCTCAATGAAATCATCAGTAGGAAGGCTCTTATACTTTTCGTAATGATCTCTTACAACCGAAAAGATTCTTCCATGCACAGGAAATTCAAAATAATTAGGTTGAACTAGGTTAACAATCTGTAGGTAAAAATCCTTATCAGATTTAAGGAGATATAAAATACCTCGTTGAATGTTCTCACTAAACTCGTACATTGTTCTACCTTACTTACTGGGGTTTATATTTCTTGTTGGGGTCAATCCCCGCATTATTATAGGTGCGGTCGGTGTTTATTTTAGTAGCCTCTAGCCTTTGTTGTAGTTGTTTGGGACTAAGTGCATCACATTTATCCAACAGCTTTTTAGGGGGAGTAAATTTTGCATAGTGCTGCCATCCTGACTCCATTCTTTCTTTAGACCCCCTTTGTAGTTCTTTATTAACCACATCAGAGCCTCCTCCTTTATTAAAACCTGTTTTCTTATTAACTCCTGTCCACCCTGCTCCTTTAAAAATAACAGGAGGAGCCACATCCCACTTACGGTTAGATAATTTTTTACACTGTGGGCACCTAGTTCGGTCTGGGGCCGTTCCCATCTTGCATTCTCTATCCCACCAAATTTGACATTCGGGACATACCCATTCATATATTGCCATTAGACTGTTTCCTTTTTAAAATCTGTACTACTGAATCAAATACATTCTGTATAGATAGCCCAGCCATGCAAGCATGACGAGGTTCTTCAAATGTTTGTCCTGGGGGATTAGAACAAGGCAAGTCTGTAGTAGACCCAGTTTGGTAGGGGTCTTCTATAAAACAAGGCTGGCACGGGAGCCCTAAAGAAAGATTCAGATTATGGTTGTATCCCGCAGCCTCTCGTTGTGTAGACCCCCAAAGAATTACGGCAGGAGTTTTTCCCCGACCTCTCCACTCAAAATTAGTAGTATGGTTAAATACTGAGTCTATCCCTAGATGAGCTTGTGCCCCAGCCTGTGCAGCAATATTATCATCAAAAGAATCCCCACAAAACGACCCATCTATGTTGTTAAACTGGGGGTCGTTAGGTCCACCTATTTGATAGACACCTAGAGTAGGGTAGGATTTTTTTAACATATCAATAATTTCTTGCCATCCCCCCCATTCCTTGTACATAGACCAACCAGCCTTATTATGAATAGTTACATAAGAAACCATCTGTATCTTATCAGGTATGGGAGGGGGATCCAACACAATACTTTTAAGAGGGTATTCGGTGCCAAGTTCTTTTGCAAAATAATAAAGAAGATGGTGTTTCATTTTTACTTTAGGATACCCTTCTGACAGAGGGTATCCATTAGGATGGATACCCAAGGTATTACTAGAATTTAGAAGGGTTATTCCAGGAGGGGGTTGAGGAGGATCCCCAAATATTTGTACATCCTTCACTAAATATTTTTCTATAAAACTCCCAACAATATCTCTTGCAAAATGAGAACAATGCAGGGAAATATGATCATAAGAATCCTTTAAATGATACAAACAAGAAGCAATCATTATTAGATCCCCTAAAGCCCCCTTTCTGTATGCTACTAGCTTACGATAATTAGGATCAACCACATTCTCCACCCGCTAAAGAACAAGAGTCTCCACTAGCAACACTAGTATCTACAAATACCGTCATGTGTTCCTCAATATTCTCCTGCGTCAGGGGGATCGCCTGAAGAGGCTCTCCTTCCTTTGCTCCTGCTCTATACACCGTCAACCCTTTCAGGTACGGAGCATAATCCAAAGCCGCTTGAGAGAACTCCTCAGGTGTAGAAGTGGCAGGGAGATTAATAGTTTTCGAGATACAGGAGTCCATGTATTTTTGGATCGTCGCTTGTACCCGAATGTGGTCTTCGGGGGCCACATCATAGGCTCCGACGAAGCATTC